GTTTCTGTATTTACTGTGTTGTTATCTTGAGGAGTGATAGTAACAGTATTATTACTGTTTGTGATGTTAACTGTGTTGTTAGCCATATTAGTATCCTCCTGTTGTTACTTCTTTGTTTAATGTAACGTTTCCTTGTAATAATCTTGTAATTATTGGGTAAGTGCTGCCTGAGGCAATTTCTAAGTCGTATACTGCTTTATTGAAATCTAAAGCTGAAGAAGAATTAGCTGATATGAATACCCCTATGGTTCCTGAGGTTGGTGGGTTAATACCACCAGATCCACTAAAATTAAGGCCAGTACCATCGTCAGCAAGGCTAGAGGACAAAGTAATGTAGGTAGTAGAACCTCCTATTTTATCTTTAATTTGCATTCTACCAGTATACCCAGTTAAGTCTATTTTATTACTTCCTGAGTCTGTGTATGCTATTTCAAAATCAAGGGTTGTACCTTGTTCAATTACAAAGTTATATTTTCCAGCTGCCATAAGGATATTTTGTTAATAAATATTAAGTACTACTAAATGAAATGTTTCCTCCTTTAGTTGAATAAGGCCAATAAGGAACTCTTATAGCATCTTGACCAGGTGACCTAAACATAGGCCTATAAACTTGGTTATTTAAATCATCAATATATCCAGATAAGCTAGCAGACCCTGGGGGGGCAGGATAATTATAATTATCTACGGATAACATACTACTTGTAATAGTATGGTCAGTTACATATGGGAATGGGTAAGAATATTTTAAAAGAAAATCTTTAAATTCATTTACACCCTTATTAGGGTATATTTGTTTATATAAAACAGCCATACCTGCTACTTGGGGACCTGCAAAAGAAGTTCCAGAGTATGTTCTTAATCCTGTAGGGTAAAAAGCAGGATTGCTTTCGGGGTTTAAATTTACTATAGGTCTAGACCCATAATGAGAGCTTGATATTATATTACTTCCTCCCGCAACTATAACATCCCCAGTATGAGCCATTACGTCGATTCGGGGCCCTGTATTGGTATATGGCTCAATTTGATATGATTCACTAACACTTCTTGAGAGATATGGGCTTAAGCTGTCACTTCCGTCTCCTCCTGGGCGACTAGAATTGACAGCCCACCCTACTGCTCCCACAATGACACTGCTGTTTCCTCCAGGGAATCCTTGTCTGTTTAAGTATCTTTTATCGCCTGCTATATAGTTTAACTCATTTACATTTATGTCCCATGTATAATAATTGTCAGCCATAGGATGGTAATAATCTCTTATATAAGGATCATCTTCTGATGCAGAACCACATAATATGTGGGATTCATTTCCTGCGGCTATTACAAAAATTATTCCTAAATCTGCTAGTTCATTTGCTTGCTCTTCATAAGTAGCACTCCACACATGGTGTTGTCTATCCTCTAGTGGGGATTGTTTTGGGTTTGCCCCATATTCGGTTTTGGGGGAGGGGGAGGAGATATTTACATCTTTATAAAAAGAAAAATCATTGAAAGTAGTAAAACTACTAGATAACTTAAGATATCCAAGCCCTGGCGAAACACCGCCTATATCTATAGTAGTAGCAGTTCCTGTATATTGAGTGGCTTCAAAAGATAATATACCCCTGGTTCTACTACTTCGGAGTGACGCCCCTCCTCGAGTTAGATTAGCTGTTTGGTTATGAATACCTAACCCATTAATATTAGAAGAAAATGACGAAGTTATAACATCATATAATCCTTCAATTAAATTAGAGCCTGTTTTCTCACTAATAATTGGGAATTTATTAAATGTTAAAGAAGTTGTAGATGTTCTTGTAGGAATATTTGATAATGAAATATTTTTATTACCTTTTATTAAAAGAGAACTAGAGTTATTTGAATTATATGTAGCTGTAAAGGGATAATCACCATTATTAATGAAATTTTTAAAAATTTCGCATATAGACCCTGAGGATAATTCTGATCCTATATCTACTGTATATGATTCAATAGTAGTTGGTGAAGCAAATAAGTCGTCCCTACTTACATTGTAAAGATTTAAATTAGAAACTTGACTTCCTTGGGGAAAGAAAGACTGTGTAGGTATAACTTCTAAAGTTATGTTATCATATGCAGTTTGTAAAGATGCTGTATGTGTGGCGTAAGCGTTACTACTACCTGTTGTAAAACCAGAAGAACCTGAAAACATAAATGAATATATTTTATTCTCAAGAACAGAACATATGTCTATAGTTTTTCCTAATGCAAAATCAAGTTCTCCACCAAAAGATGCCCCCAAAACAAGTTCATTTGTGCTAGTTAAGTCTTTAAATCCATTTAAGGGTAAAACATGGGAACCCGTTACATTACTTATATCTATTTTTATTTCTGTACGTCCAACATTATCATCTCCTAAAGTACCTACTACATACCCAGAACCTGAAAATGTTATGTAGTAACTATCTCCTGTTGGGGTATCTAAAAGAATTCTTTTTTTATTCACTTGTATGTCGTTGTGTATTAAACCATTTACATTTCCTTGTGGGTTAGAAGATTCTGATACTATTGAATATAAATCAAATCTAATAGAAGGGATATAACCTATAGAACTACCAGTTACATTTACATAATCAATATGTGTAAATATATTAATATTAGGTTTACCATCTTCAATAAATCCCTCAGCGGTATATTTAGCCCTAGGTGATGTAGAACATACTATTACAGTTGGTTTTTTATAACCAGTTGAAGGGTCGATAGATTTACTAATATGAAAATGTTTAATTAAAGCATGGGAATCTAAGTATTGATACCCTATATCAGGATATAGCCGATCAGTCCCCTGAAATGGGTTCGCGGAAGGATCTAAATACATATTGTATATATCACACTCAGGGGCCCATCCTAAATTATTACCTGCGGTAACGGAGGCTACAGAAGTGCCATGATCATTGGCCTTAATACTTTTAGTTGTATAGTGATTGATAGGATCTGTGATAGATCCTGAAAGAGATGAAGAGGCCGCCCATAGTCGGGGGATTACTCTGGTTTCTTCTATATTAAATGGATTATTACTAAATCCTCCAACATGATCAGGTTTTATAAATTCATAATGCCATGGGACCATAGTATCATAAACTACTAGATCTACTCCTTTGCCTGAATAAGCATTTTTAATATTTTTTAGGTATTTATCTGATTCTTGTAAAGAAGATGATTGGGCTCTTAAAAAAGAAGATGTTTCAATGTAATCCCAATAAGGTTGAGGAGATATAGTACTATGTAAATATAACCCTTGGTTTATTAGATCAGGCCATAATTCTTGATCAATCTCATATGGATTACTAGTCCATGGTGGTTGACGATGTAAAGTATTAGTTACATTTTGATTAGGTCTATTAGTAACTAAAGGGATTAAAGAACTACTAGTAAAACTAGAAAAACCTGGTAATGCTTCTACAATTTTAATATTAGGGTGTTGTTTTATTAAAGATATTTCTTCAGGAAAAAGTTTATAATACCCATATCTTTCTTCTAAAAATGATACTCTTTCAATAGACCTATTAGGTATATATTGGGTTTCAGGTGTATCTCCTAAAGTTTCTTTAGTTAATAGGTAATCAATTTCTTTAATATTAATTCCCTTATGGGTATATATTGAACATTGAAATAAATGTGCCATTTAACTATAATCTTTTAACAGTTCAAATATTTCATCAAGTGCCTCGTGTCTATGGTTTTCCTTAAGCACTGTTTTATTTACAAAACGAGAACCTTGCACTTTAGCTACTTCATGAATAGCAGAATCGTTTTTAAATTTTAAGTCAATTTGTTGACTGTCGCCTGTAAAGATCATTGTTGAGTTTTTACCTAAACGTGATAAACACATTGTTAATTGTTGTTTAGTTAGGTTTTGGAATTCATCAATAATACAAACAGCATTTTCAAATGTTCTGCCTCTAAAGTGTGTGAGTGAAACTAATTCAATATCCTCGTTACTTTCTAATTTTTGAAGGATATCAGGTTTGTTATACACTTTGCGCATATTTGACCTGATTGGTATTAGCCAAGGTTCCAGTTTTTCCTCAAGTGAACCGGGTAAAAATCCATTGTCTTCATTAGACACAGTAGGTCGTGTGATGACGATTTTATTTGTCATACGTTTAAAAAACATGTCTAAAGCCACCTGAACTGCTAGTAATGTTTTACCACTACCTGCTTTACCAATAATAAAATTAAATGGGTGAGTTAATACTTGCTGTTTAGCTGATTTTTGTTCTTCCGAAAGGGTAATTGAGAACCTGACTGCACCTTTAGGTGGTACTTTTTCAATATTTTGTTTAGCCATTATGAATGGGTTGAAACGTTTGTTGTTCATACATATAAAAAAAGGGCCGCTTACGCGGCCCTTTCCTGTGTTATATAGACTTATCTATTACACCAAGTTAAGATCGTGGCAGATGACCTTACCGTAGAAGTCTGGACGGACCATCTTCTTCGCGTAACGGGTCATGATACCCTTTCTTGGTGTGAACGATACTGGATCGTATACAAGAGGAGTCATAATTAATGGAATATATGGAGCAAATACAGCACCTGTTTCGAGGAACTGGTTACCCTTATAGCCCATGAGAATTGTATTCTCAGTCATGTATGGGTTCTTGTAGACAGTGTATCTAGAGTTGATAGCACCGATCTTCTGAACACCCATCGCGTACTTGTTAGAATCACCAGGTGAGTCAGCAGCGAATCCAGGAATTGACTCGAGAATTGTGCTTACGGTTGGAGAAACAACGAGGAAGTTTGCACCACCACGGAGAGTCTTCTGGTGAATAGTATTGCTAACAGACTGAAGCTTAACACCCAAAGTCTGGAACCAAGACATCTTAGTGTAGTACTGATCGCTAGTAGATACAGATTCACCTGAGTTATTTAGCTCAGTACCTACATTAGCACTCCAGTGGTTAGTAGTGTCAGCGTTTCTGATTAACATATCAAGGATCTCGAGATCGATTTCCATTGAGATGTACTCAGAAAGGATAGACGTCAATTCCGCTTCAGCATCGATGCTGTGGTAAGCATTCAAATCCTGAGCAAATTCTGGTGTCCACTGAGCCTTCAATTTACGAGTTTTCGCTGTAACAGTATCGCTGTTCAACTTAACGTCGATTGATGGAATATCGATAGAACCACCAACTGAGAAGTCGGATTCTTCGAAATCACCTCTATCATTGAGGTTATCTGGACCTTTATGGTAAGTAACAGTTAAGGCTCCAATGCCATCGTGGTTAGATGAGGAAACAAGGAATTCAATGTTATCACCGTTTACTTTAGTGAATTCATTGAATACCTCAAGAATACCAGTACCAGATAATTCAAATGCTCTTACTCCTTCAGGATCAAAGTCAGTTAAACCATCAGTAGCGTCAACAATTACTTTAGTAACACCAGCAGCGTTAGCAGCATCAAACTGACCAGCGTGTGAAGCAGACCATTCAGTGTTAAAGTTGTAGTCAGCACCAACAACAGAACCTGTAGTGTATGTGGTTAAAGCGTTAGCTGTAGTACCAATAGCAGCAACAACGGAAGATGTGTCGTTGATAGAGTAACCGAAGCGACCAGCACCGTAAAGACCACCAGTCTTACCAGCAGCAGGAAGATCAGTTGCTTCATCAGTACCTGCATTATACAATGAGTCACCAGCAGTGAATCCTGTTTGGTTAGAAGAACCATACTGGAAATCTAAGTAGAAGATGAGACCTGAAGGGAGGTTCATTGGCTGAACAGACACGAGGTCCTTAGCAACAATCTCACCGAATACTCTTCTAACAAGCGGAAGAGCAACACCAGCCCATGCTTCACTTTGACCAGCGTTGATAGTAGTACCAGTACCAGTTGTGTTAGCTTCGTTTACTAACTGTCTGGCTTGGTTCTCAAGGAGAACAGCCATGTTTGCTTTTTCGCTCTCGTGGCCACTAAGACCCTCTAAGAGACCGGACTTCTCCCACTTGCTAGCCAACTTAACAGCTTCATTCTGCTGATGTTGGAGCGGGGATGCGCCCTCTAATAATGTATTAACATTCATAGTTTTTTAATTTTAGAATTTAATGTTTGCAAGTTTTTGGAATCTTGACACTGTCTCGTCAACGGATTCCGTTATAACCTTTTTAGGAGCAACACCAGCAGCTTTAGAAGCACGTCCTAAACCTTCTTGGATAGCTCTTTTTTCTACACCAGTAAAGGCAAATGACTCTTGAAGAGTTTCAAATACCAATTTGGCCTCACCTGTTGTAGTAGATTTGTCTAAGGCATCGATTACTTTAACCTTTTGGGCTTCAGTAAGTGCATTAGCTCTAAATAGTTTGTTGCAGTAGAGGAGTTTACTGTTTAGAAGATTCATTTCAGAAATAGACTCACGGAGTGACTCAACAGTAGCAAGGGCTTCTGCTAATTCCTCTTCAGCTTTAGCTGCTTTCTTTTTAGCTTCTTCAAGCTCAGCATCATCAGCTTCGTTTGTGACTTCTTCTTCTTTGTCTTTACCTTCTTCGAGTTCAGATTCGATTTCAGCAATTAAAGCATCGATGTCAATAGACTCGTTAGTCTCTTCTTTTTCATCTTTTGCTTCTTCCATTGCTTGGTCATCCTCTTCGTACTTGTTCATGCCTTCTTCCTTAGCATCTGGCTCATCTTCTCCCATGTTAGACATTTCTTCAAGTTCAGCCATAAGTTCGTCAAGGTTGATTTCTTCATCGAGATCTTCTTCGAGCTCGGCCTCTTCCATAGTGTCGTCCTCTTCGTAGTAGTTGCCTTCAGATGTTGGTTCATCTTCTTCCATATACTCTTCTTCGAGTTCGACATCCTCTTCAATCTCTTCTGCTAGTTTAGCAGAGAGCATGTTTTTGATTTTAGAGTCGAACGCTTCTTCTAACGCCATTTTAGCGTTTTGCAAAGCGACTTCTCTAACGGCTTTTGCGTCGGCAATAGCCTCTTTTAATAGTTCTTTAGCCATTTTACTTTTGTTTTTTTTAGGCCTCCAGTAAATAAAAATACGGGAAATAGAGATTTTAGTATCTCTAATAGGGATTTGTTTTAAAATCCAGGGACACTATTTTAAGATAGTGTATGCTTCTAGAAATAAATATAGAAAAAGTTTGGAAACCCAAAATGTGGGTCTTATCTTTGGGGAAAAGATTTTATTATGATTTTATTAGCACAATACCTTTTAGCCGGATTGATTATTTCATTTTTACTTGAACACGTTATCCGCGCAACGGACCAAGATGTAAACGGTAAAGAAAGATATGCAATGGTTGTGCTATGGCCCTTAATGATTATTGTTTTTATAATCTACTTTATTAAGGGGTTATTTGAAGATTAACACTTACACACACCTGTGTTATCACAAATAATATCACGGATTATGTTGTGTACTTTAGTGTAATCAACTGTTGGGTGCTCTATGCCCTCCTTTAATTGTTGGGGTGTTAATGTAGCACCAGGTGTTGATGGGGTAGATACTAGATCAAAACATAATAGGTCAAAATCTTCCTGTACCATCAAAACGCCATCTGAGTTTTCTTGTACTGAACCCATTCCACGAGAGGAGATGCCAACGGGCACTCCTGATTGGAATAATGCTTTAGCTATGTTACCCGAGGGGGTGGGGAGGATTTCAATCTGACCATGTACATCATCCCCATTCCACCAGCACTTATTAATTTTATGGGATACGTTATTTAAGTTAATAACAGATGAATCAGGGTGGTCTAATTCACCTAAGGCATTGTTGTCTTTAACAGGACCATCAATGTACTTTTTCATCTCCCTTTCGAGGATTTCTCTCTCGTAAATACGGCCATTATGGTTTTTAACACCTGCTCTCTGGATAATGCCTTCAACAACAAGTGGTCCACCGGATTTAATTGATGACTCAACTAATAAACGGTCAACCTTTAATGGGATTATATCTACGATTAAATTATTCATCTTCCTTGTCCTCTATAAGCTTTTTTATAATGCTTAGATTGTTTGTGGTTGCTGGTTTTAGTCTTAGCGTGGATACCAGGACGTGATGTATTTACGTCTCCACTTCTATACTCGGTTGCGCTTATTTTTTTTGCCATAACTTATTTTTTTAAGGGTATATAACCGAGACGCTTGGATTGTTCAAGGCCTCTATTTTTTGCTTTTTTTCCTTTTCCTCTAAAAGCGAAGGGCGTAGCATAAGCTTCGCCAGAACCAGCGCTAACAGTAGTGCCAGTACCTGTAGTGTTGGATTCTTCAAGTTCTGTTTTAATGAGCTCACGAATTAATTTTCTTAATTGGTTGACGTTCATTTTTGGACAGATTTAAGTTCATTAACCAGTTCATAGTAGTTAAGAAGGTTAATTACATTATCATCGTGAACAAATGATTTCTTACAAAGAGGTTTGATTAAATTCTTAACTTCATTAAGTTTGATTTTAGTAACTTGATCGGCATTCTCAGATAAGGTCTCAATTTCAGCTTTTACTTTATTGATTTCTTCATTGATAAAAGCCTTTAATTTAGGGCTGTTAGAAACGTTATAGACATATTCTTTGAGGAGTAGTCTTTGGTTATCTGCTAGGCCTGAGTATTTTTCGTTGAATTTTTCCATTAACATTTTATATGTTAATGCTCTAGTTTCTTTATCAAACTTTTCATACTCTTCCATAACGATTTCCTTTTTAGGTTTGTTAGGAAGGTTTTTGTTTGTAATATGTTCTAAGATAGCTACCTTAGAATTCACAACAGACATAGGATTAGCTCCTTTATTCTCTAATAAGTTGTATACGCTGGCGTATACTTTGTAATTAGGGATTTTAGCTTTAAAGAAATCTTCAATGTTGTAAGTTTCTTTAATTTCTCTAACTAAATTGTATCTTTCTCTTCTTAGAACAGACTTGTTAAGCTTAGAGTGTGCATCTATTAATGTTTCAATAAGAACAGCAGCGCTTGCTTCTTTATCGAATCTTTTGTTTAATAGAGCATTATATATCTGATACTCTTTTACAAGAGTTGAATTATTACCGAAAAATTTTCTTAAGATACCTACAGCCTTTGGTTGAGAATTTGAGATAGTTTCAGACGTAATTTGTCTGGTCAACAATTCAAATAAGATCCCAGTGTTTTTGTACTTGGAGTGCTTAGGTTTCATGCAATAAATATATTTATTCTTATATAAATATGTAAAAATTCCCGAAGAATTACTCTTTTATGATATTTTCTTCGTCTAACATAGATGATTTACCTTCTTCATTTAATAGTTGTTTTCCCTTTAATCTGTTTAAAGATAATTTTTTAAGGAGTCTTGAGTTTTCTTCAAGAGCTAATGGGGAAACATTATTAGTTCTGTTGGGGCTATCGTCTGCTGTCATACCGCCTTTACCAAGTGGGTCACGGCTAAAGTTACTCTTATCGGTACCAAAATCGCTCAGTTTGGTTTTAGGACGACCTGGTTCATTTTCATCGTACCCGTCAGGGATATCTTTGATGCCTTTATCCCTTTTGGTTGAGTATAGGTTTGCTAAGTCATGTGGGGTACCATATGATTCGCCAGACTCTATAGGATCGTTACCTTCATTTTCTATCTGATTTAAACGGAATATGTGAGCAGCATCGTCAAGTGATCTGTTTCTTTCGTATTCCATTTCTTTGTCTGATAAGTTGAATACATTTTTATATACAAAATCAGAAGATAGGATCTTTTTATCAGCAATTGAGTTGGCTAATTCAACTTTAGATTTATATAATTCAGTTTTTTCTTGTTCAAATACAATTGAAGGGCCTGTAAGGGACAACTCAAAATCTACTAGATCTGAATCAGTGAATCCTTGGGTGTATAGGTGAACAAGTGCAATTTTCTGTAATTCAGAAACGATTGTTCTTTGTAGGCGCTCAATTGTACGAGCGAAACGAATATCCATAGCAGCCAATGTTGATTTGCCTTCAAGATTTTCATCGTATCCTAAGAATGCTTTAGGAATCTTAAGAGCAGCTAGCATTCGGTTCTTTAGGTACTCAATATCAGTTGTGCCATCGTAATCGAGACCTTTTGTTGTTTCGATTTTAGTTGATGCATCGTTACCTCTAACTGGGATATAGAAATCCTCAGTCATGTTTTGAATATTGAATTTCAAGTTATAGTCGCCAGTATTTTGATCCACATATGGAGTCTTTTTCATTCTAGCAACAGTGCGCTCCATAAATTGGTCAATTTCCTGGGGTGGAATACCACCTACATTCATATAGAAAATTCTTTTTTCTGGTGCGCGCATAATTCTATGGATAAGCATCGCATCCTCCATCAAAATTAACTGCTTAAATACCTTACGGGCTGGCTCAAGATATGAACGGCCATATGGGAGATAGTTAGCATCTGATAATAATCTAAAGTGGGCAACCTCGTAATTTTCAAGTTTCATTTGGTCGCTTCTTCTAGCGCTGTAGGTTTGGCTTTGTGATAAACCGTTAGGGTCTAGTACGAATTGTACATAGCTTGGGTTTTCAGGGTCCATACCTTCTTCTCTTACTACCTGATATACAGAAAGTGGTAAGGCATTGTAAACACCAAACTTTTCAGAGATTTGCAGGTGAAGATAAAAATCACCGTACTTACACATTTGACGAACCCATGATGGTAAGTTAAATTCTACATTTAGTACATCATAGAATAAGTTGTGTAATACACGCTTTACATTATCGTTTGATGATTTAATTGTTAATACATCACCATACTCATTTTTAAGGGTTGCTTCTTCTGAAATAATGTCAAGCGCAGGAGCAATCAGTGAATCATAATCCATCGCCTCATAGTCGCTATAAAGCTGAAGGCGCATGGATGAATAGTTGAGTGTAGGGTTGTACTGTAAAGATGAACCTACTGGTCTATGTAATCTGGTAAATCTATCGTAAAGAGAGTTTGACTCTAAATTACCGTATTTTTGGATACGATCAGTATCCATAATTTTAAGTTGGTTACCCCCAACGTTTCTTATGATAACGTCATTTGAGAATAACCTTCTTAATCGTGTAAATAAGCTAGTATCTGCCATATTTATTGTTTATCGTGTGTGTATAAATATTCAACCTAGGAGCCAAGATAAATCTTCATCTTTTCCTCCCACATTCCATTTATATGCTTGTTTAGGGTCATTAATTTGGGTTGTGCTAAAGAAGGGATTATGCGTAGCTTTCGTTGTATTTTCAAGCATAGCTCTAGTTAAATCAACCCCGTGCTGGGCAAATTTGAGCGCAGTATCTCGCACGTAACACGCAGTAGCTATGGACATTATTAGGTCGTCATTATAACCTGTTTGGGCTTCTGGTCGTCCATTTTTCCATACAAATGTTCTTAATTCATCTAATGTACGTCTTGAGTTGATTTGCATGCTTTGTTCCTTAATGTATGCATCTAATTTAGCGATTGTTAGTGGTCTGGTTCTAAGTGACATAGTAAAGCCAGGTACCATTTTTGATTTGTCTACTAAATCGTACCCTTTAGCGATATATGCTTCAGCGTCGCGAGTGAATTTTTCGTCTTTAGGGCTATAGTATAGGTTTTCATAGCCCATATCGATTACTTCTTGAATTGCAGCCCAACCAATGTTTGCATTCTCAATTACTAGTAATGCTTTATTATACTCAGTTGCTACATTAAATAGTATCCTACCAAAATCTTTTGTCGGTACTTGATCTTTGAATTCAGCTACTTGTGTTGAAGTTTCAATGTCTATAATATGAAACGCTGAATAGTCTTTTGAATCACCCCTTGCAACGTCAGCTACAACCATATATTGTCTTGAGTAATCTGGATATTCCCAAACCCACAAACTGCTGTTCATACCCCTTTTCTCTAGCGGGTCTTTAATCATAGTAACTTCAATATGGTTTAGTACTTCAGGTGGGAACACTGTATCACCAGAGGTTGTAAAGTCACAGTCACACTCTTGTGCAGCCATTCTATCCCCTAACTCATCATCTTGTTTATCCCGCCATTCTTGGTTTCGTTCTGGGTGTACAGTCCATGGTAATCTAATGGGTGTAAATCCACTTGTGCCGTCTTGTGCTTTAGTCCACATTCGATGGAACCAGTTACCAGTACCATTTGGTGTAGACAATACAATTGCTCTACCACCAGTAGCAAGTGTTTGTTGGGCTGAACCCCAAATCTCTTCAATTCTATTTTCTTCAATAAATGCAGCCTCGTCAATTACTAGAAGGGAAATGGCTTCTGATCTACCAGCATCACCTGCTGCAGATACTGCTTTAATTTGAGATCCATTTTTAAGTCGCAGTGACAGTCGGTTATTTTCTACTGTTGGTAATTTTAACCAACTGGGTAACTGATCGTACATAAATCGTACTTTTGTTACTAGATTTTTTGCTGTTTCTTGCTTTGTTGCTATTACAAGGACGTTTTTATCCTTTTGAAACAACATCATGTGTAGAGCTATACCTGCTGAAAGTGTCGAAATACCAAGCTGTCTTGATTTCAGGATTACTGACTTATCGTGTTTGTTTAGTAGTCCTAATACTTTTTCTTGGAATGGGTATAGGTTAAACTGTGTTCTACCTCTTGTTGGGTGTTGAATCCAACAATACTTTTTCATAAAATAAACAGGATCGCTTGCTGATTTAACAAATTCCTGCTTTATAATTGCTTTAATGTCTGCCATCGTATATACATACTAATAAAAAAGGGGACCTATTGGTCCCCTAATTTTAATACGGGAAAACCCGCATCGCTCGCTTATCCTTTTAAGTTAGCTAATTTTTGCATACGCTTAACTGATTCATTGAGTTTAAAGTTATCTTCTTCTAATTCAACTTCGTCAACAGCAACATCTACTGCGTCTTCAGCTACAGGGAGGTCTTCATCCATTACTTCTTTAGCTTTATAAGACTTCATTCCCTTACCTTTAGCTTTACCATATTCTTTTTGGAGTTTAGCTTCTGCTTTTTGGAGTTCTTTAAGTTGCTTGCGAACTTCTCTAACAGCATTGTTGTCCATCATG